CCTTCGATAACTGAGTTAGCAGCAGGTGTTGCAAGTGCATCTAATTGCCATTCATGCTTTGTTGATTTTGCGGTTGTACGAGGTATCGCAGATAAAATTGGAGTATCTTCTGGACTAATGTTATAGATTACATCTACCAAGTCCTCTCGAATACCAGTAGTATCATACGTGTCGTACAAGTTAGTTGGTTGTGCCATTTGGCTCCTCCTTTAAGTTATACGAGACTTCGGAAGATTTTGGCTGCATCAGCAACTTTACCAGTCTTCTTCAGTCTTGAGAGTTGTTGACGTTTTGCTTCTGCCGCTTGTTGACCTTTTGATTTTGATACACCGCTTTTAACTACTTTAGGAGCATTGACCGCTTTCTTTTTGATCTGTGGTTTAGCTTTTTGTAGATTACGATAAGCCATCGCATCTCGAACTAACATCACATATCTATGGTCATAAACAGAATCAATTTCCTGTGCGTTAAAACCTTGAGAAGATAAATAATCTCTCATCTGTTTCTTAAATTGAGAACCCTTTTCAGGATGATTCAATTCAGGAAGTTTGATACTTAATTGTTTTTGTTGCTCTTCAAGGTACTTGTTAAACTCTTCCATTTGTAATTGTTGAGTTTGTTGTTGCACTTGTTGTAACTGTTCGTTTTTCTTTCGCATTTTATGCTCAAGTCTAGCAGCTTCAACAGGGTCTTCTTCGTAAAGTTTTTCAAAGTCAACCTGTGCGTACTCTTGTTGTAGTTGTGCTTGTGCAGCTTGATTTAATTGGTCTAGCTTTGCAAGTTTAGCTTCTACGTCTTTTTTTGATCTTTCGACAAAATCACTAGACTGTGCTTTTTCAGCAGCTAGTTCTTGTGTCTTTCTTGTGTAATCTGCGTTCCGTTGATACCCTTGAATTAACTCATCTTGGGTCACCTCATATGCTGTACCATCTATGGTTACAGTGTAAACAGGCTCCTCAGAGTTTTCTTGTATATCTTCCGACTCAGATAGTTCGCTTTGTTCCTCTTCGGTTTTCATGTAAGGAACATCGCTTGGATTTACAGTTTCTTCACTAGAAGCCTCTTCTTGAGTTTCTGTTTCTTCTGTTTCTTGTTCTGTAGGTTGAGCTTCTGCTGTCTCTACAGGTGTAACCTCTTCAGATGTCTCTCCAGTCATTAGACCTTTGATTATATTTCCTGCTTCGATTACGTTTGTTGGTTGGCGATCTGCCATACCGACCTCCTTTTAAATGTTACACTCCCTTATGGGTTGGTGTATTCGATTTAAGCCGAATTCTTTTTAAGCTGATTTAATTGTGTGGCTGCTAATTTGCCAGTCTCCATTACTGTACGGAGATGGTTTTCTACTCTATCTGTTAAATGATAGGCCTGCCATAACGCTCTACGAGCTTCATCCTCATTGTGTTTTGTGTTGAGAATGGCTTGTTGAAACTCTTTCTTTAAAGTTTCAAACGATTCTTTTATTAATGGTTCTTCAAGAAGTAGTTTTGCTTTTTCTCCTCTTGATACCTCACTCGTTAGTTTGCTCTTGTCCATTAGTTACATTTTGCATGATTTGTTGTCTTTGGTCAAGTTGACGATTTATAACATCTTGTGCTTGTTCTCGTATCTTGCCTTGTTGAACTAAATCTTCTTTTGCAAGCATTGCATCTCTTCGGATCTCAGCTTCATTAATTTTTGTACCGTATTGAAGTTCTAATTCTTTAATACGTGTTTCAAATTTTAATATCATTTCTTGATAGCTTTTTTCTAGTTCTTTAATTTTTATTTCGCTATCTATTTGTTTACGTAAGTTCTCACCCTGCACCTGCATCTGAGATACTTTTTCAAACTCAGTAGGTTGTGGTGGTTGCGGTGGAGGCATTTGTTGCATACCCACATCTGGATCTGTAAAGAACAATCCTGTGTTTTTTAAACCAGCATTCTCAACTATTTTAGAAAGTGTGTTGTAAATGTTTCTTAAATTTACCATAGGACCAGCAGGTGTACCCTGTAGCTCCAATGCTTTCAGTTGTGTTTGTAAAATGTTATTAAGTATTGCAAGTTGTTGATCTCTTGATCCTGTGCCTAATCCTACGTTGATTGTAACATTACATCTGTTACGCCATTCCATAGGTCTGAATGGTACAAACTTATTTCTAATTTTAATAATTCTTTCTTTATCTTGGTGTTTAACAACAAGTTCAAACATTTTGTGGAACATATCTTTGACACCTGTCTCTGCAAATATACGTGCAATCAACTCAACTCTCATTTGTGCTTGTGTTAAAATTACATTAACACCAGTAGCTGTTTTGTTTAGTGAGTCAGCATCCATACCTTGTGAGTATCTTGTGATACCTGTACGTTGTTCTCTTACAGTGTCAAGATATTCAAGCAATGGAAATGCTTGTTGATTAATTGTTTGTGTTTGCATTGGCATCATAACTTGACCAGGTGCTCCCTTAGTCCTTACAACACCACCAGGTCTGTTAGTTAAAAGATCATCAAGGTTTACTTGACCATCCATAACTGCAACTCTGTTGTTGTTTGTTAGATACATATTATCTAACAACTGTCTCATAACTGTAGACTTGATAAGTTGTAAGTCCTCAGTCATTTCTGAAACTGATCTACCAAAGAATCTGTGTGGAACCATAATAGGTGTAACAGATACAAAAGGTACACTGTCACACAAAACATCATCAAGAATTACATAGCCACCAATACCTGCCATTGTAATCTTTCTTAGTTTTGCAATGCCATCGCCTTCTTCATCTATCTTTGCGTAGCACTCAAATACTGTAATCTCATCTGTTGATCCTTCACCTGCGTTACTTTCATAATCATAGTCAAGGTTTCTGTAACGTGTAATTTTTTCTTCGTTGTATTTATCAGCAGTATCAGTTGGTAGTCTGTCAATAATGTCTACATCAAAACCAGCTTCAATCAACTGTGTTCTAGTTTGTGTAGTTCTGTGTGCAACAAAGTTTGCATCTTCAATACTTTTTGCTCTTCTCTCAATCAAAAATTCTTCAGGTGGTATAGCTTCTATTTTTACTTTACCGTACTCTTCTGTTCTTGTTATGACAACATCGTGTAGGTTTGCAACAGGTGCATCTTCTATTTGTTGTAACAACATTGGGTCTTGAGTTTGTTCTTTAAGTTTTTCTTTTTGCTCTTCTGCAAACTCATCCATGTACTCTGTGTGTTCTTTTACTTCAACACCAGGCTCATCAAGTAACATTGTGTATTCATCGTCACTTAATTTTTCGTAAGTTTCTTGTTCTTGTTTTTCAGATGTATCCCAATAGATTTTTGCGATACCATTTTTTTGTATCAGTGCATCTTTGAATAGTGTGTATAATGAAACAAAACCATCATTGTCTTTATTGAAAACATAGTTAAGATAATCAGTTGCTTGTTTTGCAACCTCTTCATCTTCTGCTGATACAGGATCACACCTTACCACATCATCACTAGCTGCAAATGTTCTTAGCAATGTTGGTAAAATACTTTCAACAACATCACTTACGTCAGTTGAAACAACCTGTGATCTGCCTTCTTGTTCGTTTCCAAACGGTTCACCAAAATAATATTCAAGTGATTTTTGTCTTTGTGTCGTTATATCCGAACCAATGTAACCAAGTGATGCGTAAATTTCTGCTTGCAGTACCGCAGCTACTTCTGGTTCTGTTAAAGGTTTTCCTTTTGCCATTATACTATATACCTTGTATCAATATTTATTTCTGTTGTCCACTGACTTGCCGTACCAGGATCTATCGCACATCCATATCGAAATGCGTCAGCTCCGTGTGAAGACCAATCATGTAACGGTTTATTTTTAAATGTTTGCATCCTGTCATCAAATTCTTTACGGTATTGGCGCAAACATTCAATACCTGCTTTACATTTATTTCTATCAAACCAACAGTCATCAAGTGTATTTCTTACAGACTCGATACCATGTTGGACTTCTAGTTTAGGACAAATATCAAAATTAATTCCAAGTTCTCTTGCAACTTCTAATCTTGATTTACCTGTTCCAAGTTCACGTGCCACAATATCATGTGGTGCTACGTGTCTTCCATAATTATACGCTTTATCTTCTAAAACATTTGCGTAGTGTGCAAGTGCTTCACCAGATGTTTCGTAATAATCTATCAAATGTATTTCGTTACCGACTCTCTGAGCAAACCATATAGCGGTTGAATCACCGATACCTAAATCCCACCAAGTTTCTACATCGCTATTTTTATCGTATTCAACATCCGTTATACGGTTTTCTTTCTCAGCTTTCTGTATCTGCTTACCGTAATAAGATCCAGATACAGCAGCTTGGAAACTACATTCAAACTCTTGTTCGTATTGATCTTCAGGCATTGTAAGTTTTGCTTCATCCAACTCATCGTCTGGTATAACTTGAGTTTCGGAAGCTCTGTACAATACCGCTTTCCAATCTCCGCCTCTTCTTCTCGCTAGATCGTAAACATCCCAGAACTGATTGTGGCCCATAGGGGTTCCTATAAATATTACATAACCTAGTTTATCTGCAATTGCTGGTCTT